ATCATTTAGAAAATAGCTGGTATTTTGGTAATTTATCAAGAAGCACATATATAGATAATGGAGTAGAAAATAATCCATTAGCTACAGAATATTTAGCTAATTCTACAGCGAATACATATTCAACTATATATGGTCTCACTGCTGGACGAAGTTTAATCTATCGACATGAAGATGGTGTCGATGCTGATGGATCAGCAATCACTGCTTATATAGAATCAGGTGATGGTGACATTGCTGATGGAGAAAATTTTAGTTTTATTAATAAAGTTATACCTGACTTTAAAAATCAAACAGGAAATGCTACTATTACTTTATCAACTAGAGATTATCCAAATAGCTCTAAGATTACCGGAGAGGTTATAACAGTGTCAAATACGACAGCTTTTTATAATTCTAGAATACGAGGTAGACAATCTTCTATTAAAATAGAAAGTGACGAATTAGGTAGTAATTGGCGATTTGGTACATTAAGAATCCAAATTAGACCTGATGGAAAAAGATAAATATAAGATTAGACAAGCTCGTATTGATGATGCTGTACGTATAAGAGAATTACTTAAAACATGGCTTCCAGAATCACCTTTTAATTTTGGTAATGTAAATAACAAGAAATTACTTGATCATATTATATTTTACATTCGTAATAGTTTTGTTATAGTAGTAGAATATGAAAATGTTATTGTAGGAACTATGGCAGCCGCTATAGACGAAACATGGTATAGCGACAAAAGATTTCTAAGAAGTCTATGGCTTCATGTTAATCCTAAATATCGTAACTTTCATATCTTTAGAGCTATTATGATAGTTTTTAAAGAATACGCATTAAGTAAAAGACTTACTGCTTTATGCGAAATAACTCAAGGTAAAGACGTTGAAAGAAAACACAACGCCTTTGTCAAATTAGGATATAAAAATATTGGAGGAACATATATAATCAATGGGTAGTCTTTTCAAACCACAAACAACTGTTGTTCAAGCACCAAGTGAACAAACTGTTACTTCACAAATTCCTGAATACTTTAAAGAGATTCAAGAAAGAACTTTAAGACGTGCTGAAAATGTATTTGAACAACCTTACGCAGGTTATACTGGTCAAAGAGTTGCACCTTTATCTGGAGGTGAACAAGCAGCAGCCAATGTATTTAGTACACAAATTTTACCACAAGCTGGACAGTTAGCTCAAATAGGAGCACAAACTTTTGATACTGCAACAATGCAACAGTATATGAATCCTTATACTAATGCTGTTATTCAATCTACATTATCTGATTTAGGAGAAACTTATGGTCAACAACAAAGAGCTATGGCAGCACAAGCAATTGGCGCAGGAGCTTTTGGTGGAAGTAGAGAAGGTGTAGAAAGAGCTTTAGGTAGAGAAAGATATTTAGATCAAGTTGCTGATGTATCAGGTAGATTAAGACAAGCTGGTTTTGAATCAGGTGCACAAAGATTTGCACAAGATAGAGCAACACAATTACAAGCGGCACAATCTCAATTATCAGGACTTGCTGGTGCTGCAGCTGGATTAGGTCAATATGGAGCTACAGCTAGAGGAATAGAACAAGCTGGACTTGCTGAAGCTTATAGAGATTTTATTGAAGAAAGAGAATATCCAGCAGGACAAATTAGACAAATGATTGGTGCATTAGCAGGAGCACCTATAAGAACTTATGGAGAAGAACGATCAGGCTTTGTAGGAACACCAGTAGGTGCGCCTAGTACCTTTAGTCAAGTAGTTGGTGCAGGTCAAGCTCTTGGTGGTTTCTTTTAGGAGGTTAATATGGCGTCTTTACAAGAACAGTTTAAAGAATATCAAGCTGATGCACCTGAAAAAGGTGCATTATCTTTTGATGAATTTGCTCAACAAAAAGCAAATATAGGTAATGAAGAAGCTAAAAAATATATTGAAAAGGAAAAAGATATTGAATCTGTAGCACAACCAGGTGCTGATTCAGCAGAGAATATAGATAATTTAGAAATAATTGCAAAAATAAGATCAGAAGACAGAGATTACCAAAGATTAAAAGAATTAGAGAATGATGGTAAAATTGGTGTACAAGGTGGAGATGCTTTAGTTAATCAAATAAATAATAAAAAGAATGATGGTGGTGATGAAAAAAAGAAAGGTGGCTTTTCAGCATTTGTATCTTCTGTAGGTGATGCTTTAACTGGAGTAGTTTCTGGTGTAGAAAATAAAATGGAAGCTATTTACGAGGATCCTAAGAAAAGAAGAAGTTTTTTACAAGGTCTAAATACAATTATAAAATCATCTGGTTATACTCCTATAGGTCAAGCTAAATCTGCTGTAGGTATGATTGCTGAGGGACAAAAACAAGGTTTCGTTGAAGACTTAGCTATTAGACAAAAAGAAAAAGGATTAGATATTGAAAGATTAAAAGCTTTGAAAAACGAAAAGAGGATCGCTGATCCAAAAGATAAAGTTATTGCAGATTTATTTAAAGATTACAATGATAACTTTAATAAAAACAAAGGTTCTAAATTAGCTACTGAAAGAACTTATAATGAATTATTAAAATTAAAAGATTACACTCCAACTGGTATTTTAGAAAATGTATTTGCTCCATTAGAAGAAGTGGCTGTAAGTTTAGGTTATGGAGATTTTTTAACTGAAATGAGGAAAAAATTTGATAAAAATCCTGACGCTGTACCTGAAGCAGATGAAATTGTTAAATTTAAAGCAATACTTGATTCAGGAGCAAGTAATAGAATTTTAGGTAAAGCTAAAGAATTATATCCAGTATCTAACGTTGACTTACAATTATTATTAAAAGGCGCAGGTAGTTTAAAAACTAACCCTCAAGCATTAAAAGTATTATTAGCCGCAGAAAGAAGTTTAGCTTTAATTGAAGATGAAGCATATCCTATAGCTTCTAAATTAGCATATCCTGGAGGATCTGAAACAGGCTCTGTTGGTTTTCAAAACGAAGCTGCTGAATTAGCTGCAAAAAACATAGCAGTTAAATTTGAAAAAGATGTTAAAGATGAAACTTTAAAAGAGTTATTTGGAAGCACAGAAAAAACACCATTTAGAATTATACAAGCTAAACTATATCAAGATTTACAAGCTGATAAGTCTATTCCAGAAGTCAGTGCATTTGACAAATTCTTAGGAGCACAAGCTGAAAAAGAAAATGAACGAAATAAAATTATAGAAAAATATCAATAAGGTATCAATGTGGCTGAAGTTAAACTTAACGAGGAACAACAAAAAGATTTCGAAAGATTAATCGAACTTGGAGAAGATCCTAAAAATGCTCAAGCTATTGTAACTGGTACATTTACTGGTGAAACTAAAAAGATAGATACAACTAAATCTCAAGAAGAAATAGAAAAACAATTTTTAGCAGACGATGGTTATAATTTAGATTTAATTAAAAATGCAACTAAAGAAGCTGAAAAATCTTATAACGAAATATTAGTAGATGATGTAGGAATAGAAACTCAATCGGGCTATGTTTCTAAAAAAAATCTATATGAATTAAATGGTATAGACGCAAATAAAGATAACGAAATAAAAGGCGATATACGATTTAAGTTAGGATTTGGTTTAGATACTGATCAAGCTAAAACTAGAAATATAAAAAATCTTTTATTAAAAGATTTAGAAGCACAATATGGTGCTGATAAAGTAAATGAATTTAAAGATAAAATTGATGTAAAGTTTAAAGAGTTAAAATACAAAGATAGAACTAATAAAGGTTTAATTTATAAAATACCAAAAGAATTAGGTGGCACTGGTTTTTATTCTGCTGTTGATTCACCTTTATTATCTAAAGCTGATATATCAGATGCTGTAGCAGATACAGGACCTATCGTTGCATCAATTATAGGTGGTACTTTAGGTAGTGTAGCAGGTCCAGCTGGTACAATTGGAGGTTCTGCTGTAAGTGCTGGTTTATCAGAGTTCGCAAGATTAATGTATGGTTATCATAAGTTAGGTTTACAAAATGATATGTATACACCAGCAGAATTTCGAGAATTAGCTACAGCTCAAGCTCTTAAATATGGAGCAATTGATGCTGCTGCAACAGGTACATTTTTACTTGCAGCTAAAGCAATCATGCCGACAATACTTGGTAAAAATCAATTAAGTAGTTCTACAATAAAAGAGTTTATAGAAACTAAAGGTAAAACAGATACTGGTTTATTTGGTCGTATTGAAAAAACTAAAAACAATATGAAAAAAGAATTTAATCTTACTGATAAAGAAGCTGACGAATATTTTGCAGTATCAGTTGGTAAAGCTATATTAGAATCAGATCAATTAATTAAAAAAACTGGTACAGCTAAAGCTTCTATATTAGCAGATGAAGTTGCTACGTTAAAAAATAAAGGATCTATTAAAGCTATAGAAGATAAAATATTAAAGAAAACTACTGGATTAAATCAAGTAGATAATGCAACTGCTGATTCTTTAATTGAAGGTGTAGAGAATCAAGTTAAAGGTCAAGCTCAATTTGCAATTAATAAAGCTAATCAAGATTTATTAGAAAACTCTGCTCAGATAGCTAAATTAGAAAGTAGTTTTGTAGATGACTTTGCAACTAAATATTTAGATGAGTTTGGAGTTTATTTAGATGATACTTATAGAAATTTACAAGCGCAACTTACTACATTAGATGATTCTATTCAAACTGGCATTTTAAAAAATAAAGAAAAAATTGATTTTAATTTAGATGAAACTTTTAAAATATTAGATAAAGAAATAAGACGATTTAATTTAAAAGGTGTACTTCCATCTTCTACTAAAAAAGTACCTAAAGGACCTAGAGCTAAACCAGAAAATATTCAAAAAGCAATAGATAATAATAAGTTAGTTAAATTAAGACAATTATTTGATAGTGCTGGTTTTTCTCAACAAGGAGCTGACTTAAAAACTTTATTTCAAGGTTTTAAAACTTTACAAAAACAAGGTAAACTTACTTTAAAAGATGTTTACACTTTAAAAAATGCTGTAGGTTTATTAGAGGAATCAGCTAGTGGAGCAAGTCAAGGAGCTTTAAGAAATCTAAAAGGAAGTTTAAATAAAAATATAGCAGAGTTTTTAGCTAAAACAGGTGATGATAAATTAGCAAAAGATTTTGCTGAACAATCTTTATTATTAGATTTAAAGAAAAGATCAATCTTTAAAAACTTTTCAGATGAATTTGGAGGAGGACAAACTGTTCAAGGTTTATCTAAAGCTACAGATAAAAGTGAAAGTTTATTTAAATCATTAATAGACGATAGTATTGAAGCTAGAGAAAAATCTGCAACGTTTGGTCAAATATTAAAAGCGGATAATGTAGTTCCAACCGCTGATCAAACTAAAATTAAAAGTGCCTTATATAGATATTATTTTGACAACGTAATTGAAAAAGAAGGCGTTAGAAAAATGTCTCATAATGAGTTTCTTAAAAAGTTTGGTAAAAATTATGAAAACATTTTAGGAAAAGAAGAATTTACTAAATTAAAAAGTACAACTAAAGTATTAGATGAATACGAAAAATTAAATGAATTTGTATTAGATCAAAATGCAGCAGTTCAAAAATTTTTACCAGGTATTAAATGGGATGCTTTAGATAGTGCAGGACCTGGTCAAATTGTAAAACACATAATTGAAAGTTCAAATAAAAAAAATATTACTGGATTAATTAATGCTTTACCTACTAAAACTGTAAATGATATTCGTACTATATTTTTACAACAAATGATGAAAGATGTATCAGGTGAACCTTTTTCTGGAGGAAGAATATATAGAGCTTTAGGTGGTAAATCAGTTGAAACTTTAAATGGAGGTAAGTTAAATGCTTTTTTAAATAAAAATAGATCCACTATATTACAATTATATGATAAAAATTTTTTTAAAACTTATAGAGAAATAGGTGATGTTTTAGAAATGTTACAAACTCCTCCTGGAGGAACAGGTGCAGCTGGAGCTAAATCAATAACTGATGCTGCAAACCAAGCTGGATTATTCATTGATATATTTGCTGGACCATTGAACCACAAAAGACTTGTACTTAATAGAGTTGCAAGAATTTTTGATTCATATAAAATGAATACAGATAATTTATTATTATTTACTGATTATGCAAAATTTATAGAGGCTGCTAAGAAAAACTTTTTAGGAGGAAACTATCCTAGATTTATGGATAAACTTCCTACAGCAAAAAGAGAAGCTGTAATAGATAAAGTTTTAAAAGCAATAAAATTAGAAGATACTAAAGTTGGAAAATTTTTATCTAAAGCATATAATTTAGATAATATTGTTAATACACTTAATTTAGGTTTTAATAGAGGAGCAGGTTTAAGAAAAACATATACTCCTAATCCAGTTAAAAATCCATTAGTATATAAAGAGTATGGCGAAGATAAATTTGAAGAAATACAAAACGAAGATCCTATGCAAAAAAATGCTGATGTATTTTTTCCTGTAGATGCTACAGCTAAGTATGCAATACAAGCTTTAAAAGATGTGTTTGGTGCAGGTGTAAGTATAGTTAAGAAACCTTTTGAAGCTGCTGAAAAAGTTAAACAAGAAGAAGAACGAGATTTTGATAAAGAAGAATTTGAAAAACAATTCGGAAAGGGTGAGTGATAACAAAAAACAAAGGTTGTTACGCAGAGAATTTAGCTATCTGTTGGTTACAAGAAAATAATTATTTTGTATTTACTGGTTGCCAAACACATTCGGCTGTAGACTTAGTTGCAGTAGATCCTGTAACATTTAAAACTAGATTATTTGATGTTAAAGTAGAAAATAAAAGAAAAGATGGAAGCTCTATATCTAGAGTACCTAGAATTAAAAATAAAAATATTGAAATAATTAAAGTAGATTTAAACACAAAAAAGTGTAGAATAGTAGAAAAAAGAGGTGTTACATGGAGTTAAGAACTAATACTGATATGATCGTTGTACATTGTGCTGCAACTAAAGCTACAATGGATATTGGCTACGATGAAATTAGAAAGTGGCACGTGGATCAAAATGGTTGGGACGATGTTGGTTACCATTTTATTATTAGACGTAATGGTAAATTAGAAATAGCTAGACCTATTGGCTATAAAGGAGCACACGCTCCAGCTGTTAATTCTAGAAGTATAGGTATCTGTTTAGTCGGCGGTATGGCAGATGATAATGGACCTGAAAATAATTTTACTTTAGAGCAATTTTTTACTTTAAAAGATACGATAGAAATGTTATTAAAAAAATATCCGCATATTAAAGAAATCGTTGGACACAGTGACGTTCAAGAGAATAAACCTAATTGCCCAGGTTTTCCTCTTAAAGAATGGTTACACAAGGAGGACATAAAATGTGGTTAAATGCAGCAAGTATGCTATTCAAAGCTGGATCGCATATTTATAAAAACAGACAACAAACTAAAATGTTAATGTCAGACGCTGAGCGATTGCATGCTGAACGACTGGCGAAAGGCGAAATTGAATATAAAAAGGAAATTATTGCGTCTAATGATAAAGGCTGGAAGGATGAATTTGTCCTTCTTTTGGTATCCGCTCCTGTTATTATATTGGTGTGGTCTATCTTTTCTGACGATCCAGAAATTCGTACTAAATTAGACACATTTTTTGAATACTTTGGCAACATGCCATTTTGGTATCAAGCTTTATTTATTGGAGTGGTATCAGCAATTTATGGTTTGAAAGGAGCCGATATAATTAAAAAGAAATAATATGGAGTGCGCCAAGATGAATTATTATTTTACAGGTACATTAATTATATTAATGGTTCTATTAGCTTTGTTTGGCGGACCTGCTAACTAAATAATTCTTTCCAATGATCACCTGTTATTTGATCAGCGAGTTTCTTTTTAGTATCTAAAGTTTTAAGTATCTTATCATCAATACTTCCTGGTACAACTAAATCTACATAAGTAACTTTATCTTTTTGACCTATTCTATGTGCTCTATCTTCAGACTGTAATCTAACTTCCATATCATAAGTATTATTAAAATAGATAACAGTTTTAGCATTAGTTAAAGTTAGACCATAACCTCCAGTTCTAGGTTGACCTATAAAATATTTAATTTCACCAGCTTGAAACTTAGTAACTATTTCTTGTCTTAATTCAGATTCAGTTTCACCATAATAAGTTGCAACATTACTAGCTCCATATTTTTTTGCTAAAGCATCATAGATCATTTCTATACTTCTTCTAAATGTAGCCCATATAATTACACCTCCAGTTGATTCTTCTAACACATTCATTAGTTCTTCTAGTCTAGGGTTAGTTCCCGGGATAACTTCTTCTCTTCCATCATCATATTTAATAAAACCAGATAATATCTGCTGAAGTCGTAATATTCGTGTGATTATAAGAGGTGCAGTCACTAATTTAGACTGTTCTAGTTCTACTATAGCACGTTTTCTAAGAGTGTGATATAGGCGTTTCTGGTGAGGATTAAGCTCTATTTCTCGCTTTTGCCTTAGTTTAGGTGGTAAATCTAAGCATTCTTCTTTAGTTACTCTAAAACTATATGGCTTTAGAGTATCTTGTAATTCATCTAATCTTTGATAACTTACTATTTCATCAAAACTATGAGTTGATGTACGTCTTCTACGAAGTACACAATAAGCATTTCGATATGCATAGAAACTAGATTGTAAAATATATTCATCAAGAAAATTAACTTGTGACCATAAGTCTAGAGGACCTTGGGTCACTGGTGTCCCTGTAAGTATTCTTCTATACTTAGCCATACGACCTAGTTTTAAAACTGATTTAGTTCTTCTAGCAGTTCTATGTTTAATCGTTGTACTTTCATCTATACAGAAAAAAGATTTTCCTGTATTTAATAATCGTTGTAAATAATTTTTACCTTTGTCGGTAGATAGAGCTTCTATATTTATAATAAAAAATCTTAACTTCTCTGATTCTTTTAAAAAGCTTACAAGTTCATCTACATTTTTTTTCGTTTCACTAGGCGACCATATACAGACTTTAGATAATTGTACGACATCTTCAGGCATGTGCGTATTAAATTCAGAAGCAAACCAATTACGATATACACCTTTAGGAGCAGCAATGATAGCAGTATCAATAGAGCCTCTCCTAAATAGGTAGGCAATGTTATCAATAATAACTTTAGACTTACCAGTACCTTGTTCCATAAATAATGCATAGGCCTCCTTATCTTTACTTTTCAAAAAAGCATCATACTGATGTTTAAATGGTTTAGTTTTAAATTTATACTTTATAAAATCATCATCATTAATAAATTGTACTTGCATATAAATCTTTCTGTTTTCTATTTTATAATTTACTTCTATATAACTTTTCGATATAAGTAAATAGTAAATGAAGAAAGGAGAACTAAATGGGTAAAGTTTATGTAGTACAAGAAAACCCTAATGTTAATGTACTGGCTGCCGGTCGCTTTGGTGATTTAATTCCATTGTTACCACCAGGACATCAAATAATGTTATCTCCAGCACCTATTATTAGAATGTTAAAATCAAAACTAAAAGATTTTAGTGATGATGATTACTTATTAGCAATGGGTGATCCTGCTGCTATAGCAATAGCTTCTATAATAGCAGGTGACGTTAATAATGGCGTTGTAAATATATTAAAGTGGGACAGAGAAAATAGAGCTTACTATAATGTATGTTGTGATGTCTTTAATAGAAAGGAGAAAGCAAATGTCTAAAGAAACATGGATATTTGACGAGGTTGAAAAACACTCGAAAAAAGAAAAGTTACCAGAAGTAGGACTAGAAGTAGTTACTAGAATTGGTAATAAACTTGTAGATAAAAATAAACAACTTGCGATGAAAGAGGAAGAATTAAAAAATCTTAAACTTGAAATTCGTAAAATACAAGAAGAAGAATTACCAGATGCTATGAGAGCATGTGGTGGTTTAGAACGTTTTGATTTGAAAGATGGCACTCAAATCAAAGTAAAAGACGAAATCTTTTGCTCTATTAAAGCTGACAGAAAAGCTGATGCTTTAAAATGGTTAGAAGATGAAGGCCATGCGGAACTAATTAAACATGATGTTAAAGTTAGTTTCCCAAAAGGAAAGTATGATCAAGCTGATAAGTTAATTGAGGTTTTATCTAAAAATTTTAAAGATATACCTTACGATGAAAAAGCTGACGTACATTCTCAAACGTTAAAAGCTTGGGCCAAAGACCAATATAAATTAGGTAAAACATTACCTGAAGAATTATTTAGTGTCTATGAAGCAAGCATAGCGAAAATAAAGCTCGGAAAGGAGAAATAAATGAGTGATAAACAAGTAACAAAAAAGTCAAACTCAGAAGTTGCATTAGGCGATTTATCTGCAGATTTGATTATTAAATCTGCTGGTCAAGGTTTACAAAATGTCGGTAATGACGATATTACTATTCCTAGATTAGCGATTGTTCAATCAGGGTCTCCACAACGTAAGAAAAAAGATGAGAAATATATTGATGGTGCTGACGAAGGTCATATCTTTAATACTGTTTCTAATACTTTATATACAGATGGATTAACAATAATCCCATGTGGATATAAAAAATCTTATGTAGAGTGGGTTCCTAGAGATAAAGGTGGCGGATTAGTTGCTGTACACGATTATAAACCTGAAGGTACTACAATAGATCCTAAAACTAAAAAGTCAATGTTAGGTGAAAATCAAATCGTTGATACTGCAGAACATTATGTATTAGTTAAGAATGGCGATGCATATGAACCTGCTGTACTTACAATGACTTCTAGTAATTTATCTGTTTCAAGAAAGTGGAATACACTTTTAAAATTGAAACGAATGAATGTTAAAGGTCAAACTGTAGAACCACCTTCATTTTTATTTGAGTTTAATCTATCTACTGTTCAAGCAGAAAATGATCTAGGTAGTTGGCACAAATATAAAATAGAAGAAATAGGTCAAATCAAATCTCAAGATGTATTTAAACAAGCGCAAGCTTTTGCTGATTCAGTTACAACTGGTAAAGTTAAAGCATCAGAGCCTGTAGATACAGAAGCAACGAGTACGGAGGAAAGTGGAGAAGACGCACCTTTCTAAAAAACTCTTTGAGATATTTCCAGGTTTAACTAGAGCTTATGGACAATTCTTTATAACAGAAAGAAAAGGTCCTAAGCTCGATGGTTATGGAAAAACATTAAGAGAGGCATACAGTGAAAACTTATGGAACGAACACCTAGACGGTAAGACAGGTCTAGGTGTTATTCCTATTAACGAAGACAGCAAATGTAAATGGGGTTGTCTTGACGTAGATGATTATTCAGTTGATATAGAAAAAATTTCAAAACAATTTGTTAAAAAGAATTTATTAGTCTGTAGATCAAAATCAGGCGGAGCACATATATTTGTATTTACTAAAAAATTTGTAAGTGCCAAATCAATGATAGATAAATTAAAAGAAATACAAAAAGCTTTTGGTTTTGTAAAATATGATTTAAGACCTCAACAATCTAAATTATTAGATGAAAAAGATGTAGGTAGTTGGCTTAATATGCCATACTTTGGAGGTGATGAATCAGATAGATATGCAGTTTATGATGGTAAAGCTTTAAGTATTCAACATTTTATTCAATGGGTTGAAAAGTTTGCAGTAAATAGTTTAGATGAAATTGATTTAAGTTTTATAAAAAAAGTAAATAAATCAAACGAAATATTACCAGGAGGTCCACCTTGTTTACAAGATTTATTATCTCAAGGTGCTTTAGGAGAAGGCGGTAGAAATAATGGATTATTTAATATCGGAGTTTATTTAAGAAAAAGATTTCCAGACGAATGGCAAGAAAAGTTAGAAGAATATAATGATGAGTATCTAGATCCACCATTAAAGCCTAGAGAATTTACATCAGTATTAAATAGTTTAGATAAAAAAACTTATAATTATAAATGTAAAGATAGTCCTATTAATTCAGTATGTAATAAAACTAAATGTTTAACATGTGAGTATGGAATAAGTGACGATGGTACTATGCCTGTTTTAAATAGTATTACAAAGATACTAACTAAACCACCTCAATATTTTTTAACTATTAATGAAAGAAAAATAGGTCCATTAAATAGTAAACAGATTTATAATTTTTTAGATTTTAAAGAAGTAGTATTTGAGCATTTAGATATGTTACTTCCTAAACTTAATGACAAACTATGGGTAGAATCAGTTAATGATTTAATGTCTAGAGTAATACCAGTTGAAGCTTCTGATGATTCTAGTAATGAAGGTAGATTAAAAGATTTACTAGAAAGATTTTGTACAGGGTCTACTTCATCTTCAGAGTTTGAAGATATTTTAAGAGGCAAAGCAATCATACAAGATACACATACAGAATTTAGAATAAATGATTTTATGGAATTTTTAGATAGACATAGATTTAAAGAATTTAAATTAAATCAAATAACTGCTTATTTAAAAGATTTAGGTGCTCAACACGAAGGTAAAAAGATAAAAGGCAAATACGTTAATACATGGGCAATTAAAAACTTCGAAACTCAAAATGAAGAATTTACACAACCAAAAATAGAAAAGGAGGCTTATGAATAGAGAACGAGCAATTAATATTTTATTAGAACATGCTATACGAAGCACTGATAAAAATGATGATGCATATGCACCTGATGATTCTTTAACTGCTGCAATTTTATTTATGCAAAGAGAAATAGA